GAAATGGAAACGGTACTGACGGTTCAGGTGGTTCTGGCGGCGGCGGCGGTGCTGGGGCAAATGGAACCGACGGACTTGGCGGCGGTGGCGGCGGAGACGGTGGTACTGGTGGTGACGGTATTATTGTAATTAGATATTTACACCCGGATAATAATTAGGAGTATAATCAATGGCTTATTACGCAAAAATAATTGATGGTGTTGTAGAAAAAATTATAGTTGCTGATGCTGATTTTTTTGATAATTTTGTTGATACTTCTCCTGGAACATGGATAGAAACAAAAAAAGACGGCAGTATTAGAAAAAATTATGCTAATGTCGGAAGTCTTTATGATGAAAACGCTGATGCTTTTTATGACAGGCAACCATGGCCTAGTTTTACATTAAATAAAACCACATATGTGTGGGAATGTCCTATTACAAGACCTGAGAATGGAACAGATGAAAACGGCACATTTACTTGGTATTGGAGTGAGGCTACTTATGACGCTGATTCATCAAATCCAAAAACAAAAGGTTGGATTAAAAAATATTATAGTTCAAATCCTTCAGATTATCCACTTGCAGTACAGTATGCGACAGACACACCAGATGTGAATCACGATTAAAAAGTTATATAAATAAATATATAACAAATTTGAGGATTAAATAATGAATCAAGTGCATAAAAGATATGAGTATTGGTCTTGGAAGAATTTCTTTTCCAAAGAAGAAATTAAAAATTTAGAAGACACTTTCAATACACATCCTTCCAAAGACGCAAAAGATGTACCTGCTCAAAACGCAACAAAAAAAGTTAGACATAGTTTTTCATGCTATGGAAATTTTAGAAATTCATTACAAGACTTACATCAAAGAATTTTAAATGTTAATAGAAATTACTTTGGTTATACTTTATGGGAACAAAGTGATTATGATATTGTCTTTTTAAATGAATATCACTCTACAGATAAAGGTGAATATGATTGGCATAAAGATGGTTCAAATAATTTCATTTACGACTATAAATTTACCGTATTAATTAATTGTTCTACACAACCTTACACAGGTGGAGATTTTTATTTAATGGATAACGGTGGTTCATATACTCCTGATAATTTCAAAAATCCTGGTGATGTTATAATTTTTAAATCTAATACATTACATAAAGTTACTCCTGTAACAAAAGGTATTAGAAAAACTATGGCATTTTTTTATTATGGAGCTAAGCAAAATTAATTATGGTAACTACGATTGATGAAACTACACGATGGCAAAAATCTCAATATATAATTAATAACTTAGGTATGCAGTCAGCAGATGTGCCTGATGATATAATTTCATTTTTAAAAGAAAATGTCAATTATAAAAATGTTTATACACAAAATTTAGCAGGTCATTTAAAAGAAGAATATAGATATGATGGATGGCCTATGCATTTTGAAAAATGGTTAATGAATATAATTGATAATTCTAATAATCTATCAGCACATTTAAGTTCTTCAAATATACAATTATTAACTAAAGATTTACCTTTAGTTTTAGAAACCATTTGGATTAATAAACAGAAAAAACATGAATTTAATCCTTTTCATAGTCACAAAGGAGTGTTTTCTTTTATTATATTTTTAAAAATACCTTATGATTTAGAAGAAGAATTAAAATTATTTCCCAATACAAGTTTTAAAGAATCATCAACATCAAAATTAAATTTTTATACTGTAAATAAACTTGCAGGCATGGAATGTCAAACTTTAGATGTAGATAAAAGTTTTGAAAATAAAATGATTATGTTTCCTGCAAAATTGCCTCATAGTGTAAATCCTTTTTATACAAGTGATGATTATAGAGTAACGGTGTCCGGTAATATTAGTTTAAGTGTGAATGGAAGTATGTATGAAAACAAATTTAATGAAATCAATTAATTTTTCAAACTACGGTTTTATAGAGGGGAAGCTTAGTGATAAATTGTATGATGACTTGATGATGGAGATAAAGTTATCAAAAAAAAATATTAATATTATGAAATCAGGTTTAACTGGAACAGGCGTACCTCAACATTATTATTTAAAAAATAATACAAATATTGAAAATTTAAAAAAAGAAATTCATATTTTGCATGAAGAATATGAAAAAGTTTTTGATATTAATGTAAATGTAGGTCCGTTATCAAAAAGTGTTCCTTTTTATTTTGATAAGCCATGGATTAATTTTCAAAAAAAGGGAGAATTTATACCCATGCACATACATGGTGGTGTATATAGTTTTGCTATTTTTATGAGTATACCTTATGATAGTGAAATAGAACAAAGTAATGGTTCAAAATATGCCTCATCATTTCAATTTAGATATATTAATGCCTTAGGCGACCAAAGTCAACACGCTATAAACTTATCTTCAAAAGACAACGGCAAAATATTATTTTTCTCTTCCAGGTTATCACACATTGTCTATCCTTTTTATAGTAGTGATAATGAAAGGATAAGTATATCTGGAAATATAAAATATTATACTGGAGATATTGATGATTAATTATGAAAGGCCTATACATATTAAACAAAAATTTTTAGATTGGGATTATTTTAAAGAATTGAGAAATATTGTTAGAGGACAAGATTTTCCCTATTATTATTATGAACATAGTCATATAAAAGATAATGGGCAAGTTTATGGATGTCCAAAATTAATGCATATATTATATGAAAATCATCAAGTAAAAAGTTCTTTTTTTTCAAAGTTTGACCAACTGCTAAGTGTGTTAAAAGTAAAAGCTTTAATTGAATTAAAAGTAAATATGACCTATATGAAAAATGATACAACTGATTATTTTGAGTCAGATAATGATTATTCAGATGAATGGAAAAAAGAATTAAAATATATTAAAGTTCCAATAACAGCAAATAGAGAACAAATGTTATCTGAAAAATATTTTCATGGACCTAAAACTGCTATTATGCATTTTTCTGAAAATAATGGAGGAATAAAATTTGAAGATGGTAAATTTATAAAAACAGAACAAAATAAATTGTTAATTTTTCCTAGTTTTTTTAAATATACTATTGTAGGTCACACAAATTCTGATAAGGGGAGAGTTGTTTTAAATATCAACTATTTTTAATTATGATAGATAAAAATAAATTTTTAATACCATTTGCTGGTTATCCTATTTTTAAAGATGAAAGTGATACAGTTTTGACAGTTGATGAGTTAACTTTTTTAAAAAATATTGAAAAGAGAAATCATCAATTAGATGGTTTTACAAAAATAAAATTATCATTAGATAATGATATATTAGAAAATAAAGAAATGAAAAGAGTTAAAGATATCATTTGGAAAAGTTTTTGTTATTATATAGATAATATTTTAGAGATAGAAAATCAATTTTATATTTGTACGAGTTGGGCTACAATTCAAAAAAAAGGAGATTTTCACCCAAACCATATTCATCCAAATGCCATATTCAGTACCGTATTGTACGCACAAGCAGAAAACGGTTGTTTAAATCTTCAAGTAGATAGGTCAGTAATACAAAAAGGATTTTTCTTTGAATATAAAATAAAAAAATATAACTCATTTAATGCACAAAATTGGCAAATTCCTGTTAAAACTGGAGATATGGTTACCTTTCCTGGAGAGTTAAGACATGAGTCTGAAGAACATAAGTCTGATAGTGATAGAGCTATAATTGGAGCTAGTTTTTTTATTGAAGGAGATTTAGGTATTGAAAAAAGATACAATACTATCAATATAAAAAATAATAAAAAAATTAAAAATGCTTGACATAAAAGAACTAACTTTAGAACAACATAAGAATGCAGAAAGACAAGAGTTTGTAAAAACTTTAATGTCAGGCAATATAGACCACGAGTTGTATGCAACTTATTTGTATAATCAATTACAATGTTATTCTGAATTAGAAAAGTGGGGCAATCACAACGGTCTATTCAGACAAACACCAGGTTTACAAAGAGCAGAAAATATACACAAAGATTATGCTAAGTTGTGGACTAAAGAAGAAAAACCTGTAATTACACAAAGTACAAAAGAATACGTAGAACATATCAATACTATAACAGACGATCCTGAAAAGTTATATGCACATATCTATGTAAGACATTTAGGTGATTTATCTGGTGGTCAAATGATTGCTAAAAAAGTACCTGCAAAAAGATATTACGATTTTGGTGCAAATGGTAAAGAGTGGAAAAGAATTGTAAAAGAAATAATTAACGATTATCTTAACGCATATGAAATGAATGTAGTGCCAGAGGCAAGACTTTGTTTTGAATATGCAACAAGATTATTTGGAGAAATGAATGATTTGGGAAAGACTAATTAAGTGTAAAGACGAAATTGTTGCCACTTTAAATGTAAACTGTGAAGAATACATTGAAGAAGGTATGTTACGATTTAACAATGCTGATTACGGTTGGGTCAATCGTACTTGGAAAAATAAAAACATTAGACGTGCTCACGTAGATGTAGTTGATGTAAGACATACAAAAAAACTTTGGATGATGCACGTTTGTTTATTTCCAGAGTTAACTAATGGTGGACCTATTTACGGATTTGATATTATTGCAGGAGAAAAAAAAGTTACTGGTGCATTCCACGACTTTTCTCCACTTCTTAAAAAAGAACACCCATTAACACGTTGGTTTTTAGAAGAAACTAAATGGTTTAAACCGAGTAAAGAGAGAGAATTACCAGATTGGGCAAAGGCTATCTTTAGCGGAGGAATGATAGCCGCTGGTAACGTAACTGAAGAAAAAGAATTAAATCAGATATGTACTTTAGCAGTATCAAATTTAAATTCATATATTGATAAAATAGGTGATTTTAATGATGATTCTGATAGAGATGAAGTCATAAAGGCACAAAATTATTATTGCGAACATCAACAAAAAAACCCACATACGCCAAGAGTTATGCAATCACTAGGGTTACCTGAAGACGATATTAAGTTGTTTTGTAGTGATAATCTCTTTCCTATCATTAAATAATTCTTATAAATAGTAGTAAACTAAGGATTTAAAATGGCAGAACCAGCAACAAGAGAAACATTAAAACAATATGCTTTAAGAGCATTAGGTAAGCCAGTCATTGAGATTAACGTAGATGACGACCAGTTAGAAGATAGAATAGACGAGGCAGTACAGTATTTTCAACAGTATCATTATGATGGTATTAGAAGAACATATTTAAAGTACAAATTAACTGCCGCTGACAAAACTCGTTTAGCAGCTATCAATGGTTCAACTGAAACTGCCACAGATAGTGTATCAGGTAATTCATCAACTTGGTATGAAGATAATAATTATCTTGTAGTTCCTCAATCTATTATATCTGTAATTAATATATTTCCGTTTTCAGACAAAGGTAATTTAAACTTATTTGATGTAAGATACCAATTAAGATTAAATGACTTGTATGATTTTTCTTCTACGTCTGTAATTAATTATGATATTGTATTAAGACATTTAGACTTTTTAGATCACATATTAGTCGGTGAAAAACCATTAAGATTTAATCAACACGATAATAGATTATACATTGATATGGATTGGACTAACGATTTACAAACAGATGAGTACCTTGTTATTGAGGCATATCGTAAGTTAGATCCTTCTGCTTATACGGATGTATGGAATGACATTTATTTAAAAAGATACACAACCGCTTTATTTAAAAAACAATGGGGTGCTAATCTATCTAAATTTAACGGTGTTGCAATGGTCGGTGGTGTTACATTAAACGGTCAACAAATATATTCAGAAGCACTACAAGATATTGAAAAATTAGAAAACGAAATTAGAACAACATTTGAATTAAATCCTGCAATGATGATAGGATAATGCTATGCCAATTAATCATTACTTTCAAGGTGGCAACGGCATCGGTAACCAAAACGAAAAAAGACTTTACGAAGATTTAATTGTTGAAGGTCTTAAAATCTACGGCCACGATGTCTATTATCTACCACGTACTTTAGTCAATAGAGATTTAATCTTAGGAGAAGATACAACTTCTCGTTTTGATGATTCTTGGTTGATTGAAATGTACATTGAATCAACTGAAGGATTTGCTGGTTCACAAGAATTAATATCTAAATTTGGATTAGAGATTAGAGAAGACACTACATTTATGGTGTCTAAAAGAAGTTGGAATTATCACGTAGGTCAAAAAGATAGTTTGATTGCTGAAGGACGACCTAACGAGGGTGATATTATTTACTACCCTTTAATGAATAGTTTTTTTGAAATTCAATTTGTTGAAGATCAGGAACCTTTCTTTGCATTAGGTCAATTACCTGTTTACAAATTAAGAGTAACACGTTGGGAATACAGTTCGGAAGAATTAAATACAGGTTTAAATACAATTGACGCTGCTGAAGACACTTACACTTTAAACACTTTAAATTATAAGTTTACTTTAGAAAGTGGTCAAGTTGCATTAGACGGTGAAGGTTCAATACAATTAGAAACAGATTATGCAACAGGCGAACCTGCATTTTTATTAAATGAAGATTATACAGAAGCTGCAATACAAACACAATCAACATATGCTTCAAATACAGATTTAGATACTGAAGCAGGTTTTGATACTGCCTCAGCACTTG